CCCCCTATCCCACCCGCCAAGTCGCAACCGAAACTATCCAACCCACCGTAACATCCACAGATACCTCAACACCGACACCCACAGATACCCCTACAAGCACACCCACATCCACACCCACATCCACACCCACAGATACCCCTACCTCAACAAGCACCGCCACAGATACCGCAACGCCCACCATCACCAATACACCAGAAGACCCGACCCCTACACAACAGGTCGGCTTCCAAACGGCTGGCGTTACGCTTGTTTATCCTATACGCGGGTATCGCTCACAGGTCGTCACTGGGACACCGTTTGTTATTGTCACAACGCGCACCCCTGTCGTTGTTCTAGGCGTTCAGGCAGACGGCTGGGCATTAATGGGTATTCCCCTGTGGAATGACGGCGTTACGTTTTATTCGTTCTGGGCATATCTCCGCAGGTTGCCACAGAACTAAAATCTTGACACACCTTGCCGAACACACTATTATAGATTCATCGCCGTATAATGTGAAAAGGAATTAAGTATGCCCACTAACGTTGTTATTTGGGAGGGATCTCACTTGTGGAGAGAACTCTGCGACACTGCACGAAACAAGAACATGAGCATCGGTATGTTTACTTACCGAGGAGAAAATTGGGAAATTTACAACCGCGATGGTAAGTACGGGTTTGCCAGACAATCCGGGGGCGACTCCCCTATTGACTCGCAATACAGTGCTACCGCAATTGGCGCATCTGCAAACGGTGGTGATAGCCGTACCCCGCCCGTTAGTGTACCCGCGACAGAAGAGGCGGAATTAGCAATTGAGCCAGAAGAACTGGTTATTGAGCCAGAAGAATTGATTGAGCAAAAGCCCAAGACCAAAGGCAAATAAGGAATGTCGCTCCTAACTGATGTTGAACGGCAGATTATCTCTGCCACCATAGAACTGAATGATCCCACCATTTTTTCAAACTGGTTTATCCGGGGGAAGGGTAGTGGGACGCTTTTAGTTCCCGGAGACACCCGCGAGGTGTGGGCTGGGCAATATAAAACCGTTCATTCTCATTGGGAGCGACTCTTTAAGCCAGATTATTTTGGCGAGGTAGACGGCGAATGGGTGGCGTTAACGCCTCAAACGTATCGCCCTATGCGAGAAGCGCTCAAGAACGTTTACGAGTTCCGCAGTGGTGGAAAGTTCTTCACCCATCACGGCTATCGCTATTTGAAATGGCAAGCGCAGATGTATCAGGCGAAACAAGGCACGGTTATATGCGTAGGCGGTATGTCAAGTGGGAAGACCACATCGGCAATCAATACCGTGTTGACCTACGCGGCGACCCTGCCTAATTTTTACGCTATCTGCCCCGCTCCGTCATACAAGCAGGCTAAAGACATCTGGCGGAACAAGATACAACCGCATCTGAAAGACACGTTATTCGAGAAAAAGTTTGACGTTAGATACCGCTCAGGCGATGAACTTGGTATAAGCCTCACCACCGCCGATGGATCTGAAAGCACGATCCTGTTTATGCCGTTGGCTGATAAGTCAAAGGTTAAAAATATTGAGTGTGACATGTTTTATGTTGAGCAAGCAGAAGACTTTCAAGACCTCGTTTCGGGTCCTGACAACATTTACACACTCATCCAAACACGGTTGCGTGGTTATATCGGCAATCGTGAGCGCGTGGCTAAGTCCCTGTGGATAGCCAACGCGTCCCACAATATGGAAATATACGCATTACGCGACCGTGCAATTGACGACCCCGAAAATTACTTGTCAATCCAAACAAGTACGTATGACAATCCCCATATTTCACAGAAACATCTGAATCAGATGGTATCTAGTGTGGGTGAGAACGAAGAGGAACGCGCTTACTATCTGTTTGGCGACCAACCTATCGGCGGAGGGGAGCATTTTCCTAAATCGTCAATCGTGAAGGTTTTTGATAGCCAGCTTGATGAACTGATGAAATACAAAATACGTGATGACGTACCGGGATGGATTCACAAAACCGCAAAGGGCGGTGTGGGAACATATTGGTGGCAAAGACCATACGAACAAGAGGGCAAATATATTGTGGTTGCCGATCCGGGCTGGGGCAACCCACCTATGCGTAGTAGCGCCAGCGTCATTGTATTGCGCGTGGACGGGTTTCCGTTGCGCCCTGCAAGCCTGTACGCGTTTTGGTGGGTATATGGCAATGGTAGCCCTGAGCCGTGGATTGCCACCTTTATCAATGCCGTGCAGGAATACCACGCGATTGGAAGTTGCGGTTATGACGCAACCAGCTGGCAAGGGCAGGGCTACGAGAAAATGGAAAAACTGATTTATGATGTGATGCCATATCGCCTCATATTGAACGTTTTAACCAAGAGTCAAAACTTGAATGCCTTAAAGATGTTGTTTTCTCGTGCTATGATACAATTGCCAAACATTGAGGGGTTACTGTCCCAATTAATGAACTATGTTATCCCAGAGCCACGCGAACTAAAACAAGACTTGGTGATGACTTTGGTGGTCGCCGCGGCGATGTTAGCCCCCTTATACAACGACCACGTGTGGGCAATCCAAAAAGATAGCCTGCAAAAACAACAATCAATTGAACGATTTGAACGTGATTGGGACAGCGTCCCTGAGGATAGATACGACCGATGGAGTTAATTATCAAAAGAATTGTACGGATGCTGGCGGATATTATACAGCCAGCGTTCCCCAAAACAAGCGCACGGCTATTCATCTGGACATTGGTTGTCCCTGCTAAAGATGAGGATTACGGGAGCGTAGACCGTTATAACCGCGAGGATTATAACGATGATTCTCAATCAGAGTGGGTAAAACGTCAAGCAAAAACGCCGGTTTATCCTAAATATATCCTGAAAGTAGAAATTGCGTCACACTGGTTATTGGCGGTAGGATGTTTGGTCGGTATCATTTTAACACTCCTCTTGACAATTGCCATCAAAATCAATTAATATTGATAGAGGATGCTCCGCATAGAGTGCAGTTACGTGCTTATCGATAACTCTGTGCGGGTATCCCCCCTTCCTCGTTTTCTAACTCCTCTTTATAATCCCCCGATAGGTCAAATATGCCCACTTCGTACGCTGATAGACCAGTGCAAGGACTGAACGAAGCGCCTGTCATAGATAATGGCATTGCCTCAAGACGCGCTTCGATGGCTTTTGACGGCATGTCTGCAGAACTACCTAGCTGGTTTCCGACCACAGAGTATGCGGAAAGAACTCGTATCTATAGCCATTATTGGAAATGGTATACGGGAGAAATGCTGGCAGAGACATCGGGCAACAGCAAGCGTGAAAAGATGGCTAAGTTCCCGTTGCACATCAATTTGGTGCGTGGGATTGTCCGTAAGCGGACAACCGTCATGTCAGGAGAAACAGTAGATACATCACTCCCCATTGTGTCACCAGTTATAAAGCCCCGCCCTTCCCCACTTCCCATTGACCAGCTTGATAAAGACCTCGCTGATAATCTGGAAAACTTGGTGAACGAAATATGGAGCGAGAACAATGGACGCACTTTGCAATTGGAGAACATGCTCACGTCCCAATTTTTGGGTGGATGTGTTTTTCAAGTATGTTGGGACCCTGATGGGATGCCTGACGCACGAATCCCAATTCGGATTCGCTCAATTATCCCCGACTTTTTCCTTCCAATCTACCAACAAGATGATCCATGGAATTTACTTGAGGCGTTTGTCGCCTACAAGATTACCCGCGCTGAAGCCCAGCTACGTTATGGCATTATTAGCGGAGTGAATCCTACGTACATCGAAAGATGGACAAAAACCAACGTAGAGATTTATGTCAACAACATCAGAGTGACCCCTGAGTTAAAAAACGATTTTGGCTTTGTGCCGTTTGTGTATATCCCTATCATGCGCGAGGGTGGGTTTTATGGCTCATCTATCATTCCTGATATCGAGGCATTGGTCAAAGAATATAACTCTCGGTATGCCGATATTGGCGATGCAATCCGACGTGGGGTAAACCCGCGCCGATTTGGTGTCAATATTAGCGACAAGACCATCCCTAAGATACCCATTGACAACGAAACATCCTACTACGACTTAGGGCAAACTCCCCCGCACAACGACAAACAGAAGCCTGAGATGACCATAGAAAACCCCAGCAGTATATCCGAGGGGCTAATCGGTCATCCTGAAAGACTTTGGGCTTCTATCCTGAGAGAATCATCTCTCGCCCCCATTGTATTTGGGGAAGATACCGGTAGCCAACGCTCGGCGCTAACCCTAGCATTCCGTATGTGGCCGGTAACGGCAATTGTTGACATCATGAGAACCTATTGGGACGTTGGTCTCAATCATATCTCTAAGATGATAATCAAGATTTTAATTGCCAAGCAAGTGTATCTTGATTTACCTTTCGTTGTTCCGCCAGACGTGTTGAAGCGTATGACGTTTGGACAAAGGTGGAATCCGAAAGTACCCCGCGACCGTGAGCAAACTATCAAAGAGGTGGCATTGCGTAGATCTGCGAAGGTCATCTCTCTTGAGGGCGCACTCGAAATGCTGGGGGATGTACGTGATGTAGATGATGAAATAGAACGCATCTACGCGGAAGAGAAGCGTTTATTAGAGATGACCGCCAGCGTGGGCGCACCTCTTGGGAATCCTGCCCAAGAGGAAGTTCCGACTGAGGAAATCTTGTAAGTTTTGTTAACTTAAAGGAGTAATAAAAATGTCAGACGAAGAGATCCATGGAAAAGTTGTTAGCCCAACCGGCAACGATTTAGTAGATGGTAAAACCGCACAGCAATGGGCTGATTCATACGCGGGACTGAAAGGTCACACGGAGAAAAAAACCAGAGAATTGGACGGTGTTAATTCCCGATACGCCGAAACTCTTTCAAAGGCTGAAGCTGATCGCTCAGAACTTGAAAGCATTAAAAAACGGTTAGTGGAAATGGAAGAAGCATCGTCCGCCAAGATATTAGAATCAGAATTGCGTTTTGCAAAATTGGCACAACGTGACGCACTGGGAAAATTGATTGCAGAAAACCACCCCGCACTTATTCCGTTTCACATGCAGGGGTTTGTCAATCCAGAAAACAAAACAGGTGAAGAACTCACCGCTTACCTTTCTGGCTTAACCTCCATGCTCACTGCGATGAAACAGAACACTCTTGAAGGTTTCCGACAAGGGGTCGTTCCACAACCACCCAACCCAGCCCAAGTACCCGCGCAAGCGTCTGTATCACGCGGTGTGAACGCAATTTCAAGCGATTTGCGGACTGCGCCTGTTGGCTCAGACCGCTACAAGGAACTCCTAATCGAATATGAAATGGCTAAGAGAGATGGAACACTATGAGTTTTGATGCGAATTATAATCAAACACCGTTTAACCCTGAAATCACGGAAAACAAGCAACAGTCGTGGATTCAATGGGAACTGATGAACATGTACAAACGGCAAAGCGTGTATTCTCAACACGCTGGCGTTATTGCCACCAGCACCCCAACAAACTCCCCCACTTTGACATACAGTGACTTGATTGCTCCAAAACCAAACACCAATCAAGTCGATCCCTACACTCAATGGTTGCCTTCCAGCTACATTGATTCGTACACGCAAACAATTAGCTTCAAAAACTACGCGGGCAAACTTGCGTACCATAAAGAAGACAATATGTTTACCGCGTGGAAACGCAACAATGTTGTTGGGCTTTCGGGTATTCTCCAGCAAGCATTGGGTCAAATGATTATTGATCAATTTGACACCCTTGCCCGCAACAAAATGCTGGAAAACCCGTTGAAATCTCACGGTATCGGCAAAAATGATTTTGCTGGGCTTGCCACGACAGACTTGTTGGGCAAGGCGACATTGAAGGACATTTGGCTTTCGCTGAATGACCGCGAGTCTCAATGGCAAAATCTGCACGAGAACACCTCACCCGGTGGGCTAATCTGCCTGACCAGTAATGGTGCGATTAGCGATTTGATGGAAAACTTGCGTGGCTTGCCCAATGCTGAGTTAACCCCAGTGAGCCAATACAAAAGCATGGCGCTGAAAGGCGAGATTTTTAGTCACGAGAATATCCGCTTTGTCGGCTCACCACTTGCCGTCCTGTGGAATGCGGGACCCATTGCCCAACGGAAAGACATTAAGGCGGCGGTTTATGCTGGTGAAGGCTCTCCCGACCCACGAATCACACTTGTTGACGGCGTGTATGCCGTTGGTCAAGGCAACCGTGCTGGCATCAAGTTCTATATCCAGCTGAACACCGTAACAGGGCTGGCGGTTGGCGATACAATTACCGTTCACTCTGCCATTACCAGTGCCTTTGGTGTGACAGACGGGGTAGACTTCCGTGACTCGAAAACAGTGCATCGCCGGATTGTCGCAATTGACGCGCCAAACAATCGGATTCAATTGTCCAAACCAATCATGGAAGACTTTGTTACCGACTTGGGTGGGACTGTCTTCGGATATGTAACTTTGGGTCGCAACGTTCACACCAGTATCTTTATCGGCGGAAACACTGGCGTTGTGTTGGCAATGGCGCGTGGCGTGGAAATCTACACTCCTCCTGCGGTTGATGACACCATGTCTATGCACCGTTTCACATTCGATTGGCGTGGGGCGTACAACATCTTCCGTCCCGAAGACATTCATGTTCACTTTCACGCTGGCACTAACGCACGTTACGCCGGTGGGAGCTATATTTCCTAATGACGACATGGGGAGAGTTGCAATCACAAGTAAGGTCGGCGATGTTAAACGACACCCTGCCAAGCAATTACAAATACAGTGCAGAATCACTGTTACTTTATTGCGGTATGGCGCTTGATGAACTTTGCGCTCATACCGCGAAAGAGGTAGAGGTTGTTTACTCAAACCAAACTACGAAAACAACCCTCCCCACCGTTAGTCATTACAAGCTGGACACTGACCAACAGTACGAATTAACCGTCAGACCCTATGACGATTTTATCAACACATCGGCAGTCATAGCCGTCACCAACGGCTATGGCGAATATTATGACCGCAATCCGAACAGAATCATTAGCGCCCGCGGGTATTACACGTTTCCAGATACAGTTTTGCGTGTGAATCCCGCGCCGAATTCTGATTATTTAGTCGTCCGCTATTTTGGCTATTGGACTCATCCAGCCACAATAGACTCGGTACTCGAAATCCCAAAGTGGGCAGAATCGGTACTGCTTTATCGCATTAGCATTCATGCCCTCACCTCGTTAGGCATCCAAACGGCGGACATCCGCCAATGGACATCAAAAGGGAATGTAGACCAAAATCCCTTAAGAACACAACAAGAATGGATGTTAACTATGTACCATCAAATGCTAAACCAGCACGCAAGACAACAGCGAGGACTTTTTTATGTCCCTCGTGAATAACATTGCAAATGCGATTCTAGCGGAACTCGTAGATGAATTTCTCAATAACGGAGAAGTTACCTATGTGGACTATGGCGCAAAGCTGGCTACCCCTGGGTTAGATATTCTGGTGCATTGGGGTGGGCAAGACGACCCAGACGAGTTGAATACCACTAAGCGTGACGTTGGCGGTAAATTATCTGCCCCTACCCATGAAATTGGCGGGGGGATGTATATTTGGCGCAAATTCCGCATTGAGTTCCAGTTCCACCGCTACACTGGCACGAAACCAGAAGCACGGGATTACGCAACAGATATAGAATCCCGGTCGCTTCTACGCATTAAGAATATGGACATGCCGACCTTCTCCGACTCGCAATACGCTATCCAGAACGAATACGTGGATAGCTATATGCTTGAAGAAGGCGGAGTTTCCACCCCCTTCATTTGGCGGGGAGAGATGCGGTATCAATTTCTCACCTTCGTCGAATAATATCCTTTATATAATCACGAAAGGCTCTATAATATGTCTGCTACCGGAACGAATGGCATTGTTTCTATCGCCCCACAAAAACAACAGTTTGGTAAAAACGCTTATGACCTAACTCTCCACGAGTGGTCTAAAATCCCAGTCACACAAGCCGACATGGGACCTCAAAAATCTGTGCAAATGTTTGCACCAGAGGTTAACGGATTAGGCGTTCCACAAGGCTTTTACACTGACGCGGTTGCGTTTGGTGGACAGGTCGCCCTTACTCCCCGCGCTGGTGGCGTGTTGGGGTGGTTACTTCATGCCTTCATGGGCAATTGCGTAACCACCGCAGACACTCCCGTTACAGGCGCACATCGTCACCAATTCCGCTACGCCGCGGATGCCCTCGCTAGTCCATGGTTGTCTGTTAGACGATTTGTTCCCGGCGCAACCACTGCCAAAGGCTACGGTGAATTCGGGTACGATTGCAAAATCGGGTCTATGAATTTTGTTATCCCCGCTAAGGGGCAAATGGCAATGAGTGCGGAAATTATCGGCACACGCACAGGCAATGAGCAGACGCCATCTGCTTGGGCATATCAGAACGCCAATTTTGACGCTATTAGCACCTCTCCCCTTTCCGCTAATGGGTCGCTCCGCATTGCGGGCGAGACCTACCGCGTTAATGGCTTGAACGTGAAAGCTCAAAATATGTTTTCCAGTGTTCAAGACGAACAATCCATTGGCGACCTGTACGCAGGCGACTTAACCTTGCTTGCCCGTCAAGTAGAGGTAACTCTGTCTGTTATTTATACAGATGGTGGAATTTTGGCTCAGTTCTTGAGTGGCAGTCGTGTTGGTGAAGGGGTTAGCCCCGAAGTATTCCAAACCATCACTGGCTCAAGCCCCGCGTTTGAAGCAACCTTTGACTCTCCTGCCAAAGTGGTTGGGTCAACACCGTTTAGCCTGCGCTTGCGCGGGAATAGCATTGTGTGGCGCGTCACCCGTCCCCCCACCTTGCAAGCGAATCAATTGATGACGCTTGAATTAACGGGTACATTTGTGTCCCCCACAAGCGGTCAATATTTTGAAATCGAAGTAATTAACGGCACTACATCCTACGCATGGCCGGTAGCCCCTGCTATTGCTGGCGTTGCGACCCTCGTTAATTATGCCACCCCGTACTCTGCGGTTACAATTGACAATACCCTCACATTCACCAGCCCTATGGCAAACCTAAATGGGGGGGTTATCACCGTGAGTAACTTGTACAACAGCACGGCTACTACCACATTGGGTATCACAGAAGGTACTATCGGTATTAAATCTGGTGGAGCAACAGGCACGCCCTTAGTGGTTGCGCTTGACACTGACGCTACCCCTGCCGCGATCCAAACAGCGCTCCGTACCATCACGCTGGTGGATTCTTCCCCCGTGGTTGGCGTGCGCGGTGTCCGTGTTACCGTCACTGACGGCGACGCTGGTGTTACCGAATTTGATTACCACGTCCGAACCGTATAATTTAGTTTCTGGTCTGCCTAGATAGTCTAGGCAGATCTATTTGAGGAGAAATACGAACATGACTATTACTATCAACAAACCCGTTGTAAAACGATTCCGCCTAGCCTATGACTCCGAAGGAGAGGCATGGGTAGAAATTCGTCAGGCGACCGTTGGCGCACGCAAAGAACGTGGTGACGAAACCGCAACGATTCGCCAGCGTGTTGACGCGATTGGGTCAATGTTAGAACAAGATATTAACCCTTACGAATTGCAACTCTTTGATATTTACTTGTGCTTGTCTGGATGGGGCGGGTTTAAGACCGTTGCCGTAGAACAAGACCCAGAGGGCAACGATACCGATGTTGAAAGTGATTTTGAACCCTTTAAGTTTGCGGTAATTAATGGTGTGAAGCAATTATCCCACACCAAAGGTCAATTCAATGCCATTATCAATCAATATGTTATCCCCCAAGAATTGATTGATGAAATTCACGGTAAAGTCTTGGAGATAAACCCGGATTTTCTGAATCGGGGCGGAAGGAACTAGCCACGCATTTCCAAGCGCTAGAAAACGAGTGTGTGGAATGGCTGGAATGGAAATACAAAATCAATGTGGAACACTCCGAAGACCCAGCCATTAACATGCTATTAAAGATTGCCACAGACGCAGGTGTTGAACCTCCCCCAATACCTGAGGCGCTATCACTGTATTACACGCTAAAGGCGCACAACATGCAGTATACCGCGGCAGTGGGGTACGAAAATCAGCCGTGGTTGCACATATCCGAAATGAATATCTGCATGAACACCATAGCTCAAACCGAAGAAAAATCTCGCATCCACCAAAAAAAGTCAGCGCAAGTTTAATCCCCTGAGCGATAAACATCTCATGTCTACAAAATCCCACAACCCCACACCCCGACAAACCCACCCCTGTATAATTGCTATTTTGCAATCCGATGAAAAGGCGCGGGCTAAATGGCGTGCCTATTTCGTCCGTGATGGCGTAAAGTGCTTATGGTTTGACAATCAATCAGACCTAGAAACATTTATTCGGCACAATGCAGTAGACTTGATTTTGCTCAACATGCCTGACATGGTAGATGTGGCAGATATAGAGTATTACTTTCCGGAAGTATACTGCCTTAGCGATAATCCAGATGATGTTGATATTCCGACCGCCTACGGACACGGATGGCTACCAACCCCAATGGACGCTTCTACGGCACGCATCATTCTACAAAAAATAGGTAGATGACAACACGTGCCGAATCGTGCTATAATAAGACGGAAAAGACGAGGTAAGGTTGATGAATATTCTGTATACAATCGGCAATCAATTAATTGCCGAGTTTCGCCCCCTAGAGACTTATGATTTAATATCGCTTAGGGGATTCGCAGAGTCCGCCTCAAAAGAATATCCAGACCAATACAGCCTTTTATTAACGGCTTATACTCTATATATTTCAATGGTAGACCACCCCGCAACACACCATGACGGGGAATCATATTTCCCCTTTGCTACGCGCCTCTTAGACCAAACAAAATACATTCCTATGACGTTTGATAATTTCGCACAGTTATACATAGAGTATGCCGTTGAAATAGAGGCGTTTCATAAGGTAATGACATTGGCGGTTTCTAAAAGCCATCCACGTTTCATAGAGATATTTAACAAATACGCCCCCGATCAAAAAGGTGATGACCCATGAATGATGACTACAAAAAACTATTAGGCATGGTTAACGTTTCCGATGAGCCAGAGGAAACGCCATCTTATTCTGCGTTTTCTAATTTTGACGCGTTTGAATCTCACGAAATAGCCGTTTCTCGCAGAGAACAATCCCGAAACGTTGCCCGCACCATTCTTGAACCCCGTTGGCGAGGACACCAAGCAAAGTCCTATTCCCCTCAAACTCAAAATACATTTTTCAAACAAAAACCTATTATTCAAGAAACTGCTGGCGGTTGGGCGGTCGTAGATTCAACTACAAACGAGGTAGTTCGTGAATTTAAGTCCCAATCGAACAGCCAATTTATTTTTGGCGGAAGCGTTGCCCGTTGGCAAGCGCAGGCGTTTACGACTGGTGGTATTCTTGATTTTAATGATCCTGAAACTCGCCAACTAGCTAAAGACTCCGGTTACGAAGGCGATGTTGATAAATTAAACTTTTCAGATGAGTTCAAGTCAAAAATGGGTGGCGTTATCAATATGTACGCCAGTCCTAAAAATCGCCCGGTTGTGTTACCGAGTGAACTATACAAAAATTCTCGCGTTAATGATGCGCGGGGTGCATACGACAATACCTTAACCCGTTCTGCGATATTTGTTACAGCAAGCCGTGATGTAGAAATAGATAAGGGGTCTGTAGAAGAACAATATTTGTCGGCGTTCTCTTCAATGCCCGCCTCAAAAGAGGAATCGCGTCTATTAACAGGGATTCATGAATTTGGGCATTGGATGCACGATCGGCTTGAACAAACAATGGGTGGCGAAGATTCTATAGATACCGAAGGGATTGTCAACCATTACGCAAGTGTTACCCGCCAAGACCGAACTCGTCTATTCGGATTTGCAAACAAAATTCACTACAATATGATTAACCAAAACGAGACGTGGGCGAGAGGGTTTTCAATTGATACATTTGTTAATGAAATCAAAGACCCTCAAAATGCACCTGCCCCTAGTCGTGAAAAATACTCCCGCTTGGGTTTTTCTCCACATAGAACTGGCGAACATTACGATATGCCGTCTGGTCGCATAGATGCGCCTAGTTCTGGAAGAAATACAGAAGAACAGCGTACTCAAGCGCGTGAGCAGGCAAAGATTACACGCGAGTGGATGGAATCTCGCAAGTCCTCTAACGAGGCAGAACTAAGCACCGTATTTAAGAACGTCACCGCCGCCAACGAGTCTGGGCAATTGAACAAAAACTATCGTAACTTTCGCATGGAAACCAATAGAGGCTTGCGTGGCGGAAGCAATATCGTTTTTGACGATTACTCTAATCCTAACCAGCCAATGCCTGTATCGCTCAGTAGTGTTGGGCAACGGATTGGTGTGAATCGCGGTACTGGTAAGAATCGGCTTGGTGGGTTTATCCCACTCCCCCGCTTAGGTGAAAAGTCCTCAAATTCTGACATGATGATTCAGGCGCTACAGTCAAAGAAACTATCGGGTTGGCTACAAGGCAACGCGATGAAAAAAGACGATGACGTAAACGCGAGGTTTGTTGGATACGCGCAAACTGAAACATCCATGTCACGCATTAACAACGCGATGAATCTTGGACGGAATTTTCGCAATCGCGTAACGGCGTTCCGCAGTCAGCAATTACTGGGTAGCCATAGCGGACAGTCTGCCGTTGGTATGCAAGACTTTGCCGATGCTTATAATAATTACGGCGAGTCAAATTCCCAATTGTTGTCAAGACTAAAAATGGGGACTGGCGCTAATGCACCGCTAAACGCCAACATCCCTAAATTCGATAAACGGAATAAAAACATCGGTCGCTTTGACAGCGAGATGGCGACCATGAACGGCGCATTGATGAGAATGCACAAAAACTTTTTGCAAGGTGGCGCACAATCCAATGTGCTAATGCAGGCTACCTATGCCATCGGCGCACAGTTCAATGAAGGTGAAGCAGAAAAAACCAGAGGGTTAGGCGTTGCCAGCCCCGAAGAGTTTGAGGTAGATTCCAGCAAAGTGGGGTCGCTTGAAGCTGGTCAGTATTATGGCAATACACGGCGCGTAGGGGTAACACAACGCGCAAGTGGCAATGTGAAAGAACTAAGCGAAATGGGGCTGGGTGTATCAAATAGCCCTCACGCCTATCAGATATTGGGTGTTGATAATTTAGGTGGCGGTCGCTCACTGGCTACCGCGCTTCGTCTACACTCAAACACCATGCAAAAAACGATGGGTAAACCGGGGCATTCTGAGCGTGATGCGTCAGTGATGGCGAGATTGGGCAACGCGCCACAAGAGTTTTCCGATATAGCCCAAAACGGGAGAGTCCATCTCCAACAGGCAATCACTGGCGACCTGCTTATGCAAGCCCGCCAATCAACAGCAGGGGCATTTGCCGTTTTAGGCGAACATGCTTACGACAAAGCCATTAGCGCCTATTACCAAGAGAACAAAGATCAATTGGGTGATGCCCACATTGCCGATTCCTTTGCGGTAGAATATTACACCAAAGGCGTAACACATGGTGGGAAGACCATCGGCGGATTCAATTGGACAAGTGTGGACGCGACTCTATCCGAATCACGGTTAAGCCACTTTGTTCAAGACGCTAAGCCTGCGGGCGATGAGGGACTGCAATGGGAAGAACACAGCGGAAAATGGCATCGGATGGTAATGAGTGCCGATGGTACTAAAAAGCCCATAGTAGACCCGCTCACACGGGATAACAAAGGCGAAATGGGCTACGATGTAAAATTGAACGACCTTGTTCATATATCGCCTACGATTATGGAAATGAAAGCGTCTTACGGTAGAGACGTTGCCAATATTAAAGGTGACAGCTTCACCGCACGCGAGAAAACCGACCCGTCTTTTGCCAAAAACCTGCGCCTTTTTGAGGAGGCTGGTATTGGTCGTACCTCTGCAACATTCCACACACTCGCAGACCTTGCAAACCGCAGGGAAAACGGTGCGGAGTATTTAGCAGACTTGGGGCATAACGTGGTGCGCCTCGATGACCCTGAAAGTATTGACTTTGGGCAAATAAAAAAGACTGCATTCGCAAGTACGCCAGAGGGTATGACAACCACCCAGAAGGCAGAACGCATACTGAACGAAATTCAGCGGGTACACGGGAACGCGTTTCTATCTGTGGACGCTGGCGGGGTACAACAGTTCCTCGCACCAGCTTCTAAGATGAAAGAAATGCTCACTGAGGGGAGTGACGGTGAGCCAGTCACCAACCTTGCCAGCAAGCTGGTTACTCTTATGGATACTTCGGAAGCCTCGCAAGTTGACTCAACAGCCCACATGAAAAGATTGCACGCGAAGGCAATTGCAGATGTGGTACTTGAACAACACGATTATGCGAATACGGCAAAAAATCGGTCTGACTCTCTATCTGTCCAATTGCCTGCCGTTACAGGACACGCGCAAGGCGCACGCGGGTTAAAATCAAATCAGGTTGCCATGTATCGCTCCGAGATTATGCGTAAAACAGGCTTAACCAGTGACGAGGTAGACCGCCTACTCGCAGATAAATCCATGTCGGTAGCCATTACTGGCTATCCTGAATCGGATAAAACATCGGCTATCATCGGCGCAAATATTGTGTTAGCCGATACATTGAGCGAAAAACAACGCAAGTCGCTGGGTGTATCTGGGGACGAACACCAAACACTTATCGGTGAGGACGCGTGGCAAGCCCTTGTACGCGACTATGACGCAGACCAAGTACAGCTTACCTTTAGTCATTATGCCGATGACAAAGGGAACACCATTGGTGGGAAGCAACGCGTTCATACCGAAAAAGAAATACGCGCTATTGGCGGGTCGCGTTATGGCAATGAATTCAAGAATCGTTCTGATAAATTCTCGGAACGTGCGGGTTTTGGCGAGTGGCTTACAGACAAGGCGAGAGAAGCCGTCAAGCGTGTTGGTATTGACTCGTTTCAAGACCAGAACGAAAAGGGTATTATTGCCAAACAATCTGCGGGCAAACTCTATAACTTTGGGCAACGCATGGTTTACGAGGGCATGAATGAACGGTTTGGGCAAAGTGATGACCCTATACACAAACTTATGGTGCAGACCGCGGCACGCTTTGGGCAAGGGGTTGTGCAAGGGTCGCTAGATAATGACGCGTCCACAATCGGCTCACTTGAAGACCTTGCAAACATCCAACAGGGATATGTCAATATCGGCAAGGGAACTGTTCATATCCCTCGCTATGGTGAAAAGGGCAAATCGAAGGGGATGGACTTTCAGCTTGCCAACGAGGACGCAGTGTTACGCCTTGCCAATGTCGTCAATCAATTTAAGGGCGATGAACAAGATTTAATGGCGCGTCAAATTGCAACGATGCTTATGTCACCAAAACAATTGAGGGCTACGACTACATCCATAGATGCGTCTAGTCATGTAATTAGCTACGAAAATTCAACAGTTGACACAATGGTCGCACAGTTGAAACAAATCGGAAATAACCCCGCTCAGATTAGTAAAAAGGACGTTGCAGACTTGTTTGGCAACGCACTTGGAAATAGCAATCGTGGTCTCTTCGGAATTTTCGGCTTAGCTGGTCAAGATAAAGAAAACGCTTCCGCACTTGGGGGATTATTTTCTGGCGCATTGGCAAAACGCACGGAAGAAAATGCTGACAAATACGGATTTACTTTGCGTGGAATGTCTCAGTATTTGCAAGACAACCTCGGAATAGCATCAGACACGATTAGGCGCGTGAGTTCGCTAATCCCGTTAAAGAATTTTAGGGGAACGGGAGCGCAACCGTTATCGGATGTTATGAAATACACGCATGGCGAACAGATGGACAAAAGCCTTGCAACGCGCTTTGGCAACGCTTCCGCCAATCCTTCCCCACTTGGAATGGATGCCTTAGTTGCCCAATACGGACAGGGTATGCAGAGGGGGCTTATTGAAATGCCACACCCTGTAACTGGAAAAATGGCGATTGCAAACACGACATTCTCAGAAAATCCGATGAGTGTGCTTGACCACCCAAACTGGTTTACAGAGGGGAGCAACGTAAGCGCGTCTTCGCTAAACCCGGAATGGGGTGGCGAGACACCTGCCCAACGCGCCACAAAACTGCGGGCATTAGGCTCAATTCCAAAAGAGTTTGTAATGGGACCGTACTCATCCGATTACAACAACATGTCTCCAGAGGATCAGCATAACGCGCAAAGCGCAGTTAACTTGACGCGCAGTGGCTTGGGGTTAACCCCAAAGACCTTAGAGTCTTCGTTTGCTTCATTGGCGGGCGATACACTGCACCGCGAATTGCAGGAACACCTACTTGGTGATGTTGCGGGGATTAAGCACGTCACCTATGGAAAAGAACGGGTTGGGAATCGAACTATAAATAAAGCCGTGCTAGACCCACGCGCACGCGCAGAGGTACGGGTTGTCCAAGACGGCATATCTGGGTCACTGGATGCCATTTACAATAACTCCGTACTGGATTTCAAAAGCAAGGTAAACACAGGCAAGCTACTTAACAACGCTCAGTACATGCACCAGATGTCCGCCTATCACATGATGACTGTTGAAAATCGCGGAATGGCGAATAGTGAACGAGTGATGCAATCGGGTATCGTCCCAGTGTCTCAAACATCGGGGTTGTCACCTGAGGAACGCCTCGCCGAATCTGCAAACGCCGTGCGTGGATTAATATCCCGTCTTGAATCTGCCCATAAAGATGGCAATAACGACATGTTTAACGATGTTCTCACCCAAACTTATGGGAGTGAGTATCTTGGCGGTAGTCGGATGAATCGTGCCAAAACAATTGACTATATAAGACAAGCCAATAATCGCCTAAATAAAGGGGAAGATTGGAAAATGGGTATCATCCCCATGTTCGGTCAAGAGGCGGTTGATCAAGGCGCAATGGAACTCAATTTGTCCAAACGTCTTTATGATGAAGACAAAGAGGCAATTGGCGACGATGGCTATATCTGGGACGCAAGCGCCGCGAAGAAAAACTTCTCAGAACTTGCCAAACGGGTTGTAAACAAACCGTCCATTATGAGCGACTTTCTAAAGGCGTTCCGCAAAGACCGTGCTATACCCTTTATCCTACCCCGCCATCTGGGACCGCCAACGGGGAAACTTCGGCGACCCGGTATGTTTGATGCGGACGACGAGATTGTTTTGGAAGAAGGGGAACGTGTACTAATTAACGACGAGTTAATAGAAGCCCCTCACACGGGTAAGTTTAGTATGCCCCCGGACTTGGAATATTCTACTCGCCTTGAGGGACTTGGCGATAATCACATACGCAAAGCCGTTGATAAAAAATTTGATAATGATGGAGTCCCCCGCCCCACTGACCAGAATCAGCGCACACCTTCTGGCGCTGGCGGGGGGAATAGCGCAAATACCCCCCCACCATCTGGGACACCACCGCCCGTACCGTCTGCCAACACGCCACAAACCCCATTCATGCGGTCGCCAATGAGAATGGCAGATGATTCTAAGTTTGTTGCAAACTTGAATCGCGTGTTTGGGGATGGTTGGGATGACCCCGAAGGGGAAGGTACACAATACAATAAACACGTTCCTGAGGATCGATTAAGGTCGTTTGGGTTTAACACGGCGCAAATAGCCGATATTGGGTCAATTTCGCCAATTGCTTTTGCTCAAAGCCCTCATCTACAGAAACTGTTACAAAGCGATACCTTAACCCCGTTTAACCAACAAGCCATTAAAAGTTACGCAAACGCTTCGTTTGAATTAATGGACGCTTCTCAAAGAGCTAGTGGGAATGTTGCTAGTGGGATGCGTGACCCTGTTGCCACAAACATCCACAGGATGACAAATCAAATGCCTGACGATATGCGGAATCTGTCAATGAACGCTTCCGGGATCGGTAAAAAAATACAAATTTCGGCATTGAATACACTGCGAGAACTTGGCGCTAAGGGCGATGCCTCGACAGAACGTGCGTCTGGGTTTTTACGGTCGTTTGTTGACCCAGAAACCGGAAACTTAGCCGAGGGTCTGACAAAATCTGTTAAAGAATTAACGGCGGGATTCAAAGCGGGAACGGCGGAATACGATAAGTCTATGCAGACCTTTAAGTCATGGACGCAAACGTATGATAACCTGCAAACCACCATGGCACCTGCTTTGCGGGGGCAAAACGTTAATGGTCAAATTACCGAAGAACAATACAACGCACTCTCTGATACGGTTGGGATTAACAATCAACCGCTAGTAAGCAATACTGGTGGAAAATTTAGCTTAGATGTAGACGCATACAATGCAACAATCAAATCAATTGAAGATACCATAAGACCTCTGGCTGACACCGCAGACAAGGCGCAATCGGTACGTACCCAGAAATCATGGAAGGCGCTGGTGGGTTTTAGCGCCGAAGGGGAACGTAACAAAAGAGATTTAACAGACTCTTGGAACGCGCCAATGGAAGACGGCAAATTTACTCAGGGCGCATTTGAAGGCATGGGTAGAAATATACGGACAGCCGCATTGGCATCTGGCGGGTCTATGATAGCCAATGCGTTTGACCCCTACAATATGTTCGCCGCCCAACGGGTGTGGAACGCACTAGGCAAGTCTGCGGTAAGTTCGATGGAAGTATACCAAACATCGAGAATGGGACAGGAATATCTCGGCTATCAGGGTGGTATGCTTAGCGGGGAACAATTAGCGGGTGGTATGTTTGGCAAGATGCAAAGTCGGTTTGCCCTAACAAAAGAACGCACTTTGGCTATGGGTAGAACTGCCGACTTTGCTTATGGTGGCACGGCAGATATGTTAAATAGCCCATTCATGGAAGGGACTTCATCTATTGCTGGGTTGGTCATGCCTGCCCTTGGCGCGGGTATGGCTACTAGCGCTTTGCTAAAAGGCGCAGTCGGGTTGGGTGCAAAATCCGCTATCGGGCTTGCTACACCACTCGGACTTCTTGCTGGCGCGGGGATTATGGCGTATGGCGGATATAACGCCCTGACAAATGCGGGGTCTGATTATATGGCGTTTGCTCAGAACGACCCTCTGGCGAAGCTTGGGGGTGGACTTGGCGCGTGGACTGACCCAGGTGAATACGCCCGCAAGGAAAGATTTACAAAGCGCTCGCAAGAAATAGAAGCAGGCTTTAGATCTGGGCGAGGGATAGATGACGTAAACCTAGATGAGTTTACAGAAAACGAAAAAGGTTCTGCGAAATACTTAGGGTTTAAGAACACATACAAAGACTCCGCACGCGCCTTCTTTGGGGCAGATGCCGACACGGAATTGCAAAACACGTATCGTATAGCCCAGATGATTGACCCTGCGTTTTCTATATTGAGTGAGCGACAAACAACAAACAATTTGCAGAGTATGCAATTGAAACTTGGCACAGATGCCACTATGGATATACTGCTAAGGGCTTCTCGTGCAACTAATAATTCTGTTCCCACGATTGACTCTGCTCGAAGCATAGCCAGCTACTTTGCAAACACTGAAGATGACACGCTTGTTGCCACAGATAATATGAATGCGTCTATTGGCGCATCGGGGGTCGCTAACGAATACAGAACGCTTATGGGGCAAAGTGCGATTGGATACGAGGCGTTTCTTGGTTACGGGAACACCAGAGAAATGTCATTTGCGGGCAGTATTTTAGGGAGTTTGGCTAGAACTCAATTTTCAAATAGAGGAACGAGTGAAAACGACTATCTTTATCAAGCAACACAAACAAGGTTAGACAATAGAGACTTTGCGGGTTCGGATCGATCCGCAAGGGCGTATGAAATGTCTGCGCCTGTTATTGCCTCAGGCAGACAAATTATGGGACTACTTGGGGCAAGCGATATGTCACAAACCGTCTTTGCCGGAGCAAACGCAATGCTAACCGAGGGTTTTATGGAAAACCCCGGCATTGTCGAGGGTATGGGCGCGCTGATTCAAGGAGCGGCGCGATCTGAAAAAATGGCAAATATGCTTGCGGGTTTGAATATAACAGAGAACAATGGGGTGCTTGAAGGTCCAGCGCCGGAGCCCACTCCCCCGCCGATGATTGTCGCAACGCCACCACCGCCACAAGGGGCAATCCCTAATAACATATTCAGTGCGCTACCTCCAACAAACGTGCTTGAGGTGCTGGCTAGAAATAACAATGGGAGACCCCCCTCAGACTTACTACTGGGTATAACTAACGCGTTTTCTCAACAAAACACTAACCTAAGCGTTCCCATTGAAGGCATGAACACTGAGCGTGTGACTACCGAGGAAGAGCTACAATTTAACGCACATACAGATAGCGGTATTACGGCGGGTGCTGAATTTCTAGCACGCGATGGCAACCTGCAGGCATGGCACCGAAGACAAATGCGGATAACCAATACTTCGCTGGCTGATTCGCAGGGCATAGCTAATATTTACGGTGACATGTTTAGTCAACTTGCAACCTCATCGCCCGCGGAACTGCAAACCCTTATAGAAACTTCGCTATCGGATGATACACTTGAGAAGGGGGAGTCTGTAAACGCAAGATGGGGAGTGGATCTGATTGGGGGGCAAACTGATTATACGACTGGGTATAGTGGCTCAAACGCACAGGCGATGTTTTCTGGCATAGATAACCTTTTGGGGTCGCTTCCTATGGCGACTGCGACAAGCACGCGCAATAGACTAGCCCAAGGACTTATTGATTCTGGGTTGGGCAGTGCGAATGTGAGGCAACACCGAGTCGGGCAACAGGTATTAAACCAAACAACAGGATACCTTGGGCAATTGGCAAGTCAGGGTTTCAATTATACCCCTAACGAATCATCGGAATTGGCGCTAGGGCTTGGTCAGGCTTTTGCGGTTAATCAGCCCTTTATTAGTAGCGTTGTTGGCATGTCAGGGGCGGTGCGGGACGCAAGTCTATACCGTGTAAATCAGTCAGACCCCCACGCCGTCCGCGACATTGAACTCGCCGGTATGGAAGATATGGGTATAATGGCGACTGAGAACTACCACGGTATTGGCATTTTAGCTGCTGAATATCGCGCCGCCCCTACCCGCTTTCAAACTGGAATCATGTCTCGCACATCAGGCATGGAAGAAGGCGCTATTATCGGAATGTCGGGATTAAACAACCAAGACCTATCTACCGACAGTATCAGAACAAACGCGAATCGCCTATTCCAAGAGTTTAGCGATGTCTTGATTAACAACGCCTCGTTATCCCGTCAAAGTCAAAACGCTATTGGCGATATGATTCTCGGCGGTGGTGAGGAAGTCTATGGTGACGAAGCGGTGGTGGCGGGGCGTTCACGGATGCTGGGACGGTATTCAACGGCAATGGGCATGATGACCAGCCGTTATTCAGCGACAGGCTCAAACATTGACGACCTGAGCGCTATGGCGCTTGAAACTGCCAATATGACAAGCCAGCAATTTGCCCAATGGCAAGGTATGGAATCACAGAATCCATACGTTATGAGCCAAGACCTTGCTGGCGCACAAAGCCGATGGGGTTCAGACGCAGTACCGATAGCGCCTATCAACTTGCAAACAGGCATGGCGACCACCATGACCCAGCTTGCGCCCGGTGGCAACATGGGGTTTGTTGACAAACTGCGTGATGTAAACAAAACCTACGGCGGGTCATTCCTCGCCTCATACATGACAGACGACTATCTCTCGAACATTGGTGGGGTGGCTGGCATACAGGGTGAGATTAGCAACTTGCAAATGTCGCAAATTGGCGCGGGCGCGGGGCATGGACGGCGGATGCTCAATATGCGGAACGCTATGAATCTTGGCGGGGGAACGCTTGACGCGCAAGGGTTTGTTGTTGGGGGTAGCTTACAACCGCTACAACAACAATTGGCAAGCGCGGGTCATACACTCAATGTTGGCAACGGTATGACCGCGTGGCAGATTGAGGACCGCAAAACGCAAATGTCGCGTGAAATGTCTTTATGGGATATGGAACGACAAGGACGCGATAAGGAAATGCAAAAGCGCCATTTCTACGAAAAGTGGGACTTTGGCAAAGCGCAGTTTGACTATAGCAAACAATACCAACAAGAGGAAATGCAAATTGGTCGTACCCAACAACTTACCCAACGGGCATGGAGTCAGGTGGACATGGCGGTTGGTCGTACACAGCAAATCACACAATTTGCGTGGCAAAGAGAAGACAACGCCTTTGGACGTGCAAAAAACGCGCTTGAATTCGGTTGGCAAACAGAAGACTATGGACGCAATCTCAAATATGCACGCGGTAGAGACCGTATTGACTTGCTACGCGAACAGGAACGCTCCAATATCCGTTATAATATGGATGTTGGGCAAGCGGATAAGGCGGATTCGCGTCAAGATACACAAGAACAATGGGCAAGTGAACAGTTCACACGGCAAATGGACAGGTTTAACCAGCAGGTAATCTGGGAAGACCAACGCTTTGAACGACAAATAGAGCATTTCAATATCATAAATGCCTATGAACTCGAACAAATGCTCATGCAAAAGCGCCACTTTGAAGAACAAATGGGGTTGGCAGACGAGGACTTTGAGAAGAAAAAAGCCCACACCCTAGAGATGATGGGGCTTGAAGACGGAGAACGTTCATTAAGCCGTCAAACATCATTGGCGTTTGCCGATATTGACCAAGACTTTAGCGAATCTATGGCGGGTGTCCAACGTAAAATCGCCGAATTGTCCAACCTGCTCACAGGGATTAGTACAACTGAAGGATGGACAACCGCGCTTCAGAGTCTGCGCCAACAAATACTAGACCACCCTGACGTTAAAACGACCGGCGCAGGAGTAAACAGTGTTCGCACAATCAACAGCCTTGACGCGTTAATTCTGGCGGACGAGGAACTGAACATGCCAGCCCGTCCAGCACCCGGCGGGGCGGTTGGCGGTGGTTCTGGTTCTGGTGCTGGTAGTTCTGGTGGTGGGTTGGCAGGCAGACTTGAAAACGTTAACAACGCCTTCAAAACGGTGGAAGTGTCAGCTAAGGCGCTCCTCTCCCCTACAAGCGGAATGAACGCACGGTTTGAGTCACTCCGTGAATCTGTAAACGCAAGCAGTACGTCAATTAGCCTAAATCGGTTTGCGTTTGACTCTCTAAACAACGCTTCCAGTATGGCTAATACCCAGCTTGGAATCGCCACTGGAAACTTCTTTGCGATGAGTATCTCTCTGCTGGGTATCAGTATCGTTGGCGGTGGTGCTATTGCCAACATAAACGGCGCGGGGGTTGCCTTCCAAACCCTATCTGGCATATTGCCTGAC